GACGTAGATTATATTTCAACAGACATGTTCAATGGTAAACAAGCCATCCCGGTCTTGTTTGAAATGAGTGTGTCGTTGATTATTCAGGTTAACATCATTGAAGCAGTCAAAGAATACACACTTGGCAAATTTGTTAGCGGTGATTTACTTGGAAGGGGCTATGTATGATAACTGGTAATAATCAATATGCACAAACAGAAATTACAGATTTCTATTTAGATCTTGCAAATTTTCCAACAGCAACTGAGTTACTAGATGGTAGAGCACCAGAATACATAACTGTGGAGCCAAGGCATGAACACAGAATGGATCTGTTGAGCTATAACCTATACGGTAACAGCAAGTATTGGTGGGTAATTGCTTTGTTAAACAGAAACCAAATTCAAGATCCAATTAGAGATTTAAAATCAGGTATGCAAATTAGAGTTCTTTCGCCTGGCGATATCAAAAGGATAGTATAACATGGCTATGACCAAACCAGGACATCTGGATGACGTTGGAGTCCCAGATGTTGTTTATAACCCTTTATCAAATTATCGCAACGTAACTTATAACACTAGGTTAACAATGATGCCGCTTGCCGAAGCCATGGCAAGCCGCCCTGCTCGTTCTTACAATTATAAAAACGGTATTATCATGTGGGAAACCGGTGGCACCGGTACAACTTACCTAGAAGAGCTAACAATGGAAACAGTTGGTACAGGTAATAAGACCGGCAACTATGCAATGCAACAACATCACTTATTCACTGGGAAGCTTGTTGAGCCACTAGGAGGCCGATTTATCGAATCACTATCGCTTGCCGCTATGTCATTAGGATATAACAACAACGACGGTGCAGTTTATCTTTTAGAGATTATGTTTAAGGGATATGAAACAGACGGTGACGTTCCAGTGAATTGCGTTGGTTGGGATGGCGAGCCTATGCACTTTTGTTATTATGTTCAGCTCAAGACTTTAAAAATGAAGTTAGATTACAAAGGTAGTGTATACGACTTTGAAATGTTTCCAAGTATTGCCACTGCTGGACAAAGTGATCATATGAATTTAGAACAAGGTTTCCGCATGGAAGGTTATCCTGCTACCATTGGTGATTTTTGTAAGCAATTAGAAAAAGCACTGAACAAAAGAGAAGATGAAAAAGTATCCGCTGGTTTAAGATCTATACCACACAAGTATACAATCACTGCACACAAGGATATTGCTGGCTTGAAATACGAATACAGTTTTTTTAGTGATGTAACACACTTATGGGGTATGCGTAAAGGTGAAATACAAGTTCAAGCTGGTACAACCATCCACTCATTCATGGGCAGTAGCTTGCCTAATAGCCAGGACGTATTAAAGTATCTGCATCGTGTCAACGATGGTAAAAAAGAATACAACAATCCAGACACTAAAAAAGGCACAATCAATAAACCTGCAAGACACTTTAGTGTAATATGCGGTGGCAAGAGCCTTGGCAAGTTTGATAAAAAGCTTGGCGGATATGCCGAAGACATTCACTTCTTTTTAACAACAAAAGAAGACGCTAAAACAGTTATCAGTCCACAAGAGTATGAAGATGCAACAGATCAAGGACAACGTGATGGTCGCATTAACTATTGGATTAGTAAAGGTCTACTAAGAAAAGTATACAAGTGGATTTATACAGGCGAAAATACTGAAGTTATTAATGTTGACATTAAGTTAGATTACCTATGGCGGCAAGTTCGCCCAATGTGGATTGATGAAGAAGGCAAACCAGTTGGTACTACTTCAACAGCAAGAACTACACGTGAACCTCCAGCGGGCCGAGGAGCAGGACAAACAGGCAAAGGGCAAGGCCCCAGGGGCAATCAAGGGTCAGGCGGATCAGGTGGTGGCACAGGAAGTTTTTCAAATGGACCCGGCGGAACATACGCAGAAGATTTGCCGCTTAGAAGTAGTGCGCCAACAACCAACTACTATTCTCACATGCCACGCTACTATCACATGAATACGACAGTTAATGCTGACTCACAGCAAGGTGCGCTAAGTCAAGAAAATGCAATGGAGTTCAGTATCTATAAACAGCTAGGTAACAGCCTTGGCGGAGGCGAAGCTGACATGAATACAATTAGCATGGAAGTTGTTGGTGATCCATACTGGCTGATGCAAATTCCAGGTTCGCCTCCATGGGAAGAAGATGTATGGGAATACGAAGCAGGGCTAACAGAAGAAGTACTAGCAGTCAAGCGTAAAAAAATGTCTAGCCATAACTGGTTGCCCTTCATTTATTTTGAAGCAGTTGTTCCAGCAGTTGACTGGTCAAGTAGCGATACAATGAACATTAGACACAGCGATACTATATCCGGAGTATACTCTGCAAAGAAAGTTACTAATAAGTTTATCAAAGGTAAGTTTACAACAACATTAGATTGCTTTAGAGATAACTTAGGCAATCCTTATGGCGGCAAGAAATCACAGTCAAGCAGTTTCACTCCAGCAAGTTCGGGAGCGGCATCTGGAAAAGGTCCGCAAAACGCTGGTATGAATAGCAGTGGAGATAAGAAATGAAATCAAACTCGAACGGTGGCCGCGCAGATCACATGAAAGCCGGCAGCGGCGGCACAAACAAACAACAAGGCATATTTCTTGGTAAGGTAAAAGATAACATAGATCCAGAAGGTTTAGGCCGTGTTCGAGTATGGATCGCACAACTAGGTTCCGCTAAAGAAAGTGATGAATCAAGTTGGTATACAATGCGATACTGCTCTCCATTTGCAGGAGCCCAGGCTGAAAAGAAAGAATCAAGATCTACTTCTGCAACAACTTTACCAGAAACTAATCAAAGTTATGGTATGTGGATGGTGCCGCCTGATAAAGACATTTATGTTATTTGTGGATTTATTAATGGTGAAAGTCATCAAGGTATTTGGTGGGCATGTTTGCCGCACGATGGACATACTCACTCATTGCCAGGCATTGCCAGTGGAGCAACACACCAAGGCGAAATTAAAGTTGTTAGCGAACGTAATAGATATAACTCAACTGATCCACAAAAGCAACATAGACCTAAGCACTTCCAGCAAGAAAATCTTGCTAGGCAGGGTATTGAAAAAGATTTAAGACGAGGACATACTAATGCAAGTCCGTTTAGAGCCAAAGACAAACATCCAGGTAATGCATATGGCCTAGTCAGTCCTGGACAGCACAGTCTATTGTTAGATGATGGTGCCAACGGCAAAGGTGGGCAGATTAGATTGCGTACACGATCTGGCAATCAAATTATCATGAATAACGATGATGGCTTTATCTACATGATAAATGCCGCAGGTTCGTCTTGGTTTCAGATGGACCACGCTGGCAACGTAGATTTTTATTGTGCAGGTGACTTTAGCGTACACGCAGAAGGAAGTGTAAACTTCCGTGCTGATAACAATATCAACTTTGAAGCCGACGGCGGCTTTAATTTGAAAACAGGTGGCGACAGTAGAATGGAAGCCACTGACGGTAAAGTACAGATTACAGGCAACCAAGCAGTTAATCTTACTTCTGAACAGAACATAAACTTTTACGCAGATAGTCAGCTTAAAATGACTGCCCAGCGAATTGACTTAAATGGTCCCGTAGCTGATCGTGCCGATTGCCCAGGAACAAACACTTTAGCAACAAATGCAACCATTGGTAGAAGCGTAGCCAGCCGCGTTCCTGAGCCCGAACCATACGGTGGACATAGTGTTTTAAATGGCGGTGAATCGATTAGTGTACCACCTGGTGTAGTTGACGAGGCTCTTGGAAATCATAAAATTACTCCTGCGGATATTGAACCCCCGGAAGGCGGAGGAGGTGCAGGCGGAGACCCAGCAGTCCCACCTCTAACAAATGCTGAGGACTGTGTTCCAGACGTTACGCAAAATACTTTAAGCGAAGAAGGCTTTAAGTTAATGAAAAGTCGAGAAGCTTATCGCGGCATGATGTATAGCGACTTCCAAGGATATAGTGTTGGATACGGCACTCGCATTGACATTTTTGGTCCAGATAATTCTGCCAGTAAAATTGATGCAAACTTAAAACAAGCATTGTTAGCAGGGCCCAGCGAAGCAGAAGCACGTTTAGCAAGTAGACAAATTGTTGACAGGCATATGGCACCTGGTGTTATTGCCGCATTAGAAAAAGCAAAGAAAGAAGCAGGCCGACAAGTTTGTATTACTCAAGCACAAATCGACGCATTAATCATGGCGGCATACGGAAACCCATCGGTTGCAAGACAAATGGCAGCAGATTTAGTCAAAGATGCAGCCGCAAGCTCGGATGGTAAAGCAACCAAGCAAGGTATTGCTAAAATTTGGGCTAATGCTGGTTATTCAAATAGTGCTAGTCAGCGAAATAGTGAAGCAAACTATGCCATTTATGGTAAGCCAAATGCTGATGCTCGTAATATGACCCAAGAACAGTTACGAACAAAAGGTGTAGCTTCTGACGAAGCGGCTATTAAAAATAACAAAGCACGTAATCCACAAACTCCATGGACTCGTTCACTTGGAAACGGACCATCAACTGGTGAACGAGTGGATGCCGCTTATGGTCCACCAACGCCTACACAAGCAGGACAATGGGAACGAAGTGCTTATTTGAACACTGGCAAGGTGCCAGTTGGCGTTAACTTGACATTACAACAGTTAAGAGACAAGTACGGCCCGCCACATACTGCTGGCAATTATCCACCAGGCAAGCCAGCGCCACCAATGCAGGCTTAAAGATATAACCCGCTTTATTCCTACCTGGTAAATAGGTGTATGGCACGTTTAACATCTACTTTCCGCGGTTATAGTAGCGTAGGGACTAGTTTTCTTAGTCCTGTTCGCTATGACTTAGATCTTGCTAGACAAGACTTACTAAACCATTTCAATACTCGCAAAGGCGAGCGCATTATGTTACCTGAATTTGGTAGCATAGTATGGGACATGCTATTTGAGCCCCTAGATGAAAAAAATAAAAATCTAATTGATGAAGATGTTAGAACTATTATTGGTAATGATCCGCGTTGGACATTACAAAGTGTAACGATTACTGAAGCACCAAACTCGCTAAACATTGAAGCGGTATTAACGTACAATCCATCTTCAGAAACTGTAACATTGCCGTTGACATACGATAAAGGAACAACTACAACATGAGCCAGACTCGACGCCTAGGACAATTATACGCCGCTGAAAGTTGGCTGAATAGCTATCGCTATCTAGTTAATTCTAACTTCAAAGCATACGACTTTGATAGTCTTCGTACAGCGTTAATCAATCACGTCCAAACAAACTACCCAGAAGATTTCAACGACTTTATCAACTCAAGTGAGTATGTTGCCCTTATCGACTTAATTTCTTACTTGGGACAAAACCTAGCTTTCCGCAGTGACTTGAACTTACGTGAAACATTCTTGGAAACAGCCGAAGTACGTGGCAACGTTTTAAACATTGCACGCCAGCTAGGATATAAAGCATATCGCAACGGTGCCGCCGCAGGCTTCTTACGAGTAACAGCAGTAAATTCAACACAAAACATTTATGATAGTAAAGGTGTTAACCTTGCCGGCCAAACAATTGTTTGGGGAGATCCAATCAACCCAGACTTCAATGAACAGTTTTCTGTTATTTTAAATGAAGTGTTAAGCAGAGCTAACCCTGTTGGCCGCCCAATGAGTAGCATTACTACTCAAGGTACCGTACGTCAGTTATATCAAATTGCAGAACCCGACAACCGTACAATGGTACAGTCATTTAACTTGACTGCAAGAAACAACACAACTTATAGTTGTGAAATCGTTCCTGTCTTTATTAACAATCAAACTAAGTCAGCCGTTGAAAGTGATCCAAATCCATACGGCTACCAAACAATGTTGTTTAACAATGATGGCACAGGCTACTCAAGTCCTAACAATGGTTGGTTCTTTATGTTCAAGCAAGGTGTGCTTAAATTTGAAGATTACGTTTTATCTACAAAGGTTGAGAACCGTGTTATCGATATCCAAGGTGAAAACATTAACGAAACAGACGTTTGGGTGCAAAGCATTGATGGTGATGGTAAGGTTTTAACTGAATGGGAACAAGTTCCAAGTACAGTTGGTAAGAACATTGCGTTTAACGCTATTGGCAAAGACACAAGAAAAGTTTACGAAGTTATCACTCGTGCCAACGATACTATCTCTATTAAGTTTGGCGACGATGTTTACTCTGATATTCCAACTGGTAACATTCGTATTTGGTATAGAGAAAGCGCCAATGAAGATTTGACATTTACACCAATGGATGTGGCTGGTAAAGAATTTGCAATTCGTTATGTTGACTCTCAGGGTCTTGAACAAGATGCTATCTTTACAGTTCAACTTTCAAGTAGTGTAAGCAGTAGCAGTGGTGAAACACTAGAACAAATTAAAAATCGTGCAAGTCGCACAGCGGCTAGTCAAGACCGAATGATTACTGCCAACGACTATAACCTATACCCTGAAGGCAAAGTTGCAGGCGTTGACAAGATTAAAGCAATTAATAGAACTTATGCTGGCCAAAGTTTATATGCTGACATTCAAGATCCCACAGGCACATACCGTCCTGTTATTTCGTTAGCAGGTGACGGCTTCTTATACACCAGCGAAGTCACTGAAGAAAAAACTTTGAGCATGAGCCAAAACAACAATGAAGTATTAACTTGGTTCCAAGACTTAATTCTAACTCGTGGCTTACATCAATTATATTACAATGCTTACAACGCAGAGTCTCAACGAGTTGAAGCGTTACCGGATGAAGAATTGACATGGCACAAGGTTGATTATCTAAATGGCAACACCCATGGATATTTCCACTTACGTACAGATCCAGATAAGGTTCCTGTTCGCCTAGGCAAGGGCTCTGTTGTTCTTGCCAATCGTGTACTAAGAAAAAATTCGTTAGTAAACGTTGGAACACAAGGGTGGACTCGTATTTTAGATGTTTATCGCGAAGGCTTTGGTGTTGCTGACAACAACGGCGATAATACAGGCTTACGTGCCAATGGTCAAGGTGCTGTATTTTTAAGTGGCTTGATTGAAGACAACACCGGCGCAGAATATTGGATGCCTTCGTTGCGTACATTGTTTACAGACAACGAGAAGGTTGAAATTGTAAAAGAAATTGAAAAGCAAAGTAACTTTGGTCTACGCTACGACCATAAGAAAGACCGTTGGATTGTTGTAAAACAAAACGAAATCAATATCAGCGGAGGATTAGATTTAACAACTGCTGGCACATCAAACGACAGTAGCTGGCTGATTAGGTTTGCTTATAATAATGGAGTTTGGGCCGTAGTAGTTAGAAAAGATCAAACAATTTTTGGTAGCGTATCTGAATTAATATTCCATAACCAAAGATTTGGCTCTGCACTTGATCAAACAACACGCCGCGTTATCAAAGATAGTGTTAAGTTCTTAAAAGTAAACGAAGGATTAAGCAAAGACATTGAATTAGATGTTGTTGACTACGTTAGATTAGATGATGGTCGATACGATCCTAAACGAGTAATTGTATTACTGCCAGGACTCGTTGATAACCTAGTTCCAAACGACCCAACATTGATTAAATCAGTCATTGGCAATAGCAACATTCTGTTGGCACGTAAAGAATTCTTAGATGCACAAGGGCAATTTACATTGGCCCCAGCAATTGACGGAACTATGGTAGTCACCGGACGTTCTGCATTAACTGTTCAATTCAATCATGTGCCTCTAAGAGATAATCGCGTAGATCCTACAACAACAAACATTATTGATATGTTTGTATTGACAACTGTTTATAACACAGCGTTTAGAAACTGGATTGCTTCTGGCGCAAAAGAAGATCAGCGTCCTATTCCTCTTACAAGTTATAGCTTGACTAAGCTAATGGAACCTATTGCTCCATATAAGAGTGTTAGTGATAGCATTATCTATCACCCTGTTACATATAAAGTATTGTTTGGTGAAGGCTCCGACAATAGAAACAAAGTTAAGATTCGTGTAACAAAGAGCGATGGCACAAGAATAAGTGATGCAGAAATTAAGTCAAGAGTTATAACTGCTATCAACAATTATTTTGATGTAGGCTTATGGGACTTTGGTGAAACATTTTACTTTACCGATATGGCATCCTGGGTACACCAAAACGTTGGTGGTATCATTAGCAGTATTGCGCTAATCCCACGTCAAACTAATTTGACGTCCAATGATATGTTCCAAATCAAATGTGATGAGGATGAAATTTTTATTAGTAGTGCAACTGTAGCAGATGTTGAAGTCATTACAGGTCAAGTCGCACCAACAAAATAAGGCAAATAGATGGCAAAGAATCCAAAAAAATTAAACCCAGTAACTACTGAGGTTAAAAACTATCCTGAACAACGCGATGGAAGCTTTCTCGAACCGCATGTAACGGGACTGCTTCCTAACATCTTTAGAACAGACACAAACAAAAAAGTTTTAAGTGCTGTATTAGAAGATTTAATGCAACCAAGTTCAATGGAGGATTTAAACTATTCTGTTGGGCGTAAAACTACAAAAGCTCTGGTCACTGATTATCTTCCACACGCAACAGCAAAGCGTCAGCTTGAAGCCGGCGTAGTAGTGTTTACAGAAGACGGTCCTGAAACTATAAGTGCAGATGAAGTTGCTACTGCTTGGGGTTTTAATGACAGAACCACTGAACCTAAGGTTCCAGTTAGTATATTAGATTTACCAATTGATCCAGATAAGTTTATCAACTGGTCTGATTACTACTGGATCGAAGAAGGCATGCCGGTTGTGTATATCAACGGCAGTACCACAGAAACATTTAGTGTACAACGTGATATATTAGGAAAGCCTTTCTTTGAAACAGCACAGCAAGCACAACAAGACAATCGTCGTTTAAATTTGAAGAACGGCATGCGAGTTGTTTTTAGACAATTCCCTAATACTCTTCCAATTGATGGTGATTTGAATATTGAAATGTTATCAAATGGTCTTGCTACTCAAGCAATTCCATATGAACTTACAGCATATGATAAGAGCAATGTTGGATTAAGTGTTGATGGTGTTTTTCAAACACTTGGTGCAGACTATTCATTGTTAGGCAGTGAAATACAATGGAAGGATACTCCACCAATTGCAGGCCTAAACATCTACATTCATTTGCCAAATTATTTTATTACAACTGATGCTGATACAGTAATTCGTCGCTGGCAAGTTGAAGGTGTAGGTACAGCTGGTGGTATTCGATTACTAGGTAGAACACATCAATATACAAATACATCTTATAGTAAAGCTACTCAGACACTATGGGATAAAACAGCGGTGCCTTGGGATAGTGTTGAATGGGACGGTATCTTACGAGGTATTAATGCCAAGCATTATATTACACAAGCACCAGGTGCTGAAAACAGAAACGCAAACAGTAGAACAAACGTATGGTATCATAAAGACACAATTAGTACTTTATCTGAATTCCTTGGCATTGACTTTAGTGACATTTCACTTTTGTCAAATCAAGCCATCAGACCAATTGTTGAGTTTGATAGCAGATTGGAAATGTTTAATCATGGAACCAAGTTTCGTGCTTGGCCAAACTTA